AGCTTGAGTAGTATTATAAAAATCTTGAAGTTTTTGTTTTTCTTTTTTATTTTTATATGCTCGGTATGCTTTCATTCCTAAAAAACCTAGAGGATTTGTAAGAAAACCAAAAGCAGTTTTAGCTACATTTCCTATACTCATGTCCTCACTTATAGGGTTACCTAAACTGTCATATCCTGTGATACCACTAGGACCTTTAGGACCAGGAGGAGTTCCATCATCATCACCATCACCGCCGCCATCACTTTCCCGTATATATTGTAAGGGTTTAGCAACAGGAGCTTGAGACATAATTCCAGAACTACTTATATTATTAAAATTTAATGGTGTACTACCTTTAAAATCTTCTTGTAAATATGCATCATTAGGAACATAACTAAGACCTTGTGATTCAGCAAATTTGTTTCCTACCGGCATTATCTTCTCCCTCCTGGATGTATATCTAATCTAAACGTACCAAGTTTCCAATCTTCTCCAACACCTGTGTTAGATACTTTGACAGCTATAGATCTAGCTCGTAATCTAATATCTTTTTTTAATGTATTTTCAGTAACGTTTGTAAAATTTGTAGTAACTCCCGTACTATTTGCATAATCTTTAGTAACAAAACTAATCTGAGCCGCACCTGTTTGACTAATAAAATCTGGTATAAATCTACTTATTCTCATAATGTATTCACCGTCTCCTCTAATATCTGGCATTCCTGCGACCGCTCCTGAAGATGATCTTTTTTGAGTTATATCAAAATCACCAGAAGTAATTGTTGCTGCAATAGTAGTAGTTCCTGAATTGGTTGCTTCATCTTTTCCCGTTTCCTGTTTAAAGTATATACTACTTCCTTCAGTATTGCCAACAACATCATCTGAGTTGTCACTAGCATTATATTTAGTAGCATGGGGTTTATCAAAAACAGCCGAATCTTGCCAAGTTGTTCTAGCTAAATTTCCTGTTGTCCATACAGGACGTTGGGTTGTAGAATCTAAATAGTTATAAGTAACATTTCTATCTACTACATTTGAAACTAACGTTGGGTAAAACCAAGAAATTTCTCCAAATAAATTATTGGTTCCTGCATAAATTAAATCTCTAGGGATAGTATTTAAATCGTCAAAAACATAGTCTTCTACCAAACAAGGCATAGATCTTAATTGACCATCATACACAAAGAAACCATTTTCTGACATCCAGTAAGCAACACCATCAACTTCGGAAGATGCATTCTTACCTAACAACCCACAGTTATTTCCAACTTGTGAAAAAGCAAATGTAAAAGGTTGGCCTACAAATTGCATTAAAAACAATGCTGTATCTGTCCAAATATAAATTGCATCCCTACCTTTAGAAGCCCCCATAATTTTAGAACCAGCCGCTAATCTTTGAGTACCGGCTGTATTTTCTGCTTTTACAGTATACTCATTTAATTCTTCTTGATCTGAAAATCTTATAAACATATCATCTTGTGAATTTTTATCTCCAATTGTAGTTTCAGTTCCAAAGAATACTAAGTGTCTATCTGGGGTTGATACTAATACATGACGTGATGCTGTAGGAGCATTAGCAATTATTGTTGCTCTGGTTGAAGTTGCAGCTGCTGCCGCAGCATCCCATTCAAAACATTCATTATTATATATAAGAGCAATTAGTTTAGAACCATAGTTATCGAGTACCCATAACCCGGGGTCGAAAGGGCTAGACGCTACAGTAGAAGCTTGTCCCCATCCAATAAATAAACTTACATTTGTAACTAAATCATTTTGAGAATGTGTAGATGCGGTCGTACCATTTACATTTCTAGCACCGCCGCTTAAAGTATTTGTTCCTGTGTTATTTGCTGTGTAGGATATATCTTCTGTACCTATTCTTATAGTCCCTGATGCCGGAAATGAGTTTGAACTAGCAAGAACAATGTTAGTTGTTGTTGTATCCGTTAATGCAGTTGCAAGAGTAGAGGTTGCAGGACCGGGAGAAGTACCTCCAAATAAACCTGTACCAAAACCAAAACCTGAAACTTGTTGAGCTGGGCCTACTGAATAATAAATTTGAATTGTTGTTGAAGTATTTCCTGAAGCTAAAGTTGTTCCTGTAACATTTGCTGGTAATGTAATTGTAAAGGTAGTTGAAGTTGGAACACTTGTAACCATGAATTTTATATCATTAAAAGTAGCTGCCGATAAACTAGATCCACCTGGAATAGTAGTGTTAGAAAATAAAACTATGTCATCATCTTTTAAATCATGAACTGCTGAACAGGTCACAGTAACTGTAGTAGACCCATTACTGGCAAAAGTACAACTAGTTAAAGTTAATCTAATTGGATGAATATCATAAAAAGCACCACCTGAAAAAGCGTATAAAATTCTATTAGTACCTATTGCTGCATATTTAAGACCAGCATTATTATCCCAATGATGAAGAGCTCTTGCGGCACCTGTGAGTTTATCACCCCCTAACTGTATGCAACCACCTATTTTTTCTGGGCTACCATATCTAAAACGAACATTGTCACCGTCAATCCATTGACCTTCGGCCCCTGTATCTGATACCTGTTTGTTGAATCCTGGTGCAATCCCTAATTTTTGTAACATATAGCCTCATTATAATACTATTTTATTCCTGATGGTAGACCTAACATAGCTCTCCCATCAAATTTGTTTTTCTCAGCAAATGGGCCATTTACATGATTATAGTGTAGAAATACTTGACCGCATATGTTTCCTTCAAAAGGCTCTCGCCAATGTTCAAGATCACAGCCACTATATACTAGCATATCCCCTATTTCAAGCAGGACTTTTGTGCCTTCTAGAAAGATTGCCCATGGCTCACCCCCTAAATTTATTGTAGTAGATATCTCACAGCTTGGTCTATCTTTATGTCGTTTTAATTTATCACCATGTTTGTATAACCTTGCATACGAATACGTAGGACATAGGTCTAATTCGGTTTCTTTTTGCATTACTGGTAATACTTTCATTAATAAGGTTTCCATTACATGGTCTGCATAATGACCGTAAGTATTTGGTACCATAAAATCTTTCCATGTTCCAAACATTCCATTGTCATAAGTAATGTTATTCTCGTACATATATTTAACTGCATCTCTTTTAAGTAAGAAATAATTAAATATAAAATTAGCTAACTCATAACTAATAGCACCTTTTATTACTTGATATTTATTAAAAGCCATGTTGTATAAAATTAAAACTTACTGATATTCTTATATCATTTGATTCATTAGGTTCAACACTATGCCATAACCATGCAGGAAACATTATCATACGTCCTGGAATAGGGTCAATATTTACATCTCTCCATAAATGTTTAGGTGGTTTACCTTCTTTTCTTGCAGGTATTACTATTTGTGCTCCTGGTCTTGGGTCATATATTTTAAGTCTACCAGCTTGTGGGTTTGACTTAACATAATACACACCTGAGAATAATGAGTTAGAGTGTATGTGTGGTTGGTTCATTCCTTCTTTAGGATTTATGTTAGCCCACATATTACCAAGAACGGGTTCTCTATCTAACCACTCTTCTTTAAACATTTCTTTACACATAATTATTAGTTCGTTGACTAAAGGTTGATACTCTGGCTTTGAGGCCATGTCGGTTGTAGAATGCCATCCTTTGTAATTTGTTTTCTGTAATCCCTGATCTTGATTAGACCAGTTAACAATGTCTTGTGCTAGTTTATTATTATCTAATTTTATATCTTTACCAAAAACACTGGTAGGAAAAAATTCTTCTCTAATCATCTAAAAGCTTTGCCTCCAAACCAAACAACAAGAGATTGTCTCATACCTCTGGTAACTGGGTTAACTCTGTGATTTAAAAACGATGCAAAACAAATTGCATGACCTTGTTTAAGATTTGCAAATTTACCTGGAGCCATTAATTCTAAATCTCCACCTTCAAATTCTGCTGGATCGTTTAATAAAACAGTCATTGATATTTTTCTTACAGGTGGCTCGTGTTCCATGTTCACATCACAATCCATATGCCAATCATAGAATCCTCCTTCAGGATACTCTGTAAACTGAGCATTTTCTGTAACTTGTATATCTCCAAAACCAAAATGATTTCCATTTGCTTTTTGTATAAATGTATTTAGATCTTGATACATATGTCCCATTTCTTGAAACGGAATCCAACTTATTGTTGTTACTCTTTTTTTAGTATCAGTCGCGCCACCTGGTTTATTTATACCCACTTGTGCTTCTTGTGGTTTTTGTGCTCTACCTGATTCAATAATTTGTCTACATTGATTAGGTGTAAATAAAGGTGTTGTTGTTTGAATAATCCAACTCTTCCATTTAGGTTCTGTAATCAGTTTATTTTCGTACATTAGCTCCTTCCTCTATTTATTATTGGGTTATATTCTACATCACAATTTGCAGATAGTGTTCTTCTATATCCTGGTCCATTAAAAGGATAAACACAATGTCTCATATCATATGGAAATATATAAAAATCTCTCTCAATAATATCGGGAGCGTAATCACATGACGCAAATTGTCCGGAAGAATTTCCTAGTATTTGTAGCATACCATTTGTTGGAATATGTTTTGAAGAGTATTCCACACCAAAAGATTTAGGTAATTTTAAAATCATAACACTTGATAAACCTGTATACAAAGTTCCTTGGTGCACGTGCACTGGATTGTATTCATGTTCAAACATTTGATTAATCCAAATAGAGTTTAAAGATTTTTTATGACCTGTAATTTTATTGAAATCTAAATAGTGACCCATAGCTGTATCAATCCATTGTAATACATTATTTGTTAACATATTGTGATGGTGCATTTTTGAAGTATCTCTACCTTGATAAAATAAACTATGTTCCTTTTCAATTTTACCAACTAATTGTTTATTAGCAGGAGGTAATGTTGGATATTTTGTTTCATAAATATCGTTAATAGCAGTAAATATATCAAGCGGAACTTGATACTTTAAAACAGTTTGCCCTAAAGGACATACTTTAAAATTTAATGTGTCCATATTTTTCTTTTATTCTTTCTGGAATTTTTTCAATGTACGGGTTATATACTTTTCTAACTTTACCTGCAAATAGTTTATGCATATTACTACCCATAATTTTATCATCATAAGTTAAACCATTAACTTTTACATCACTTGGGTTTTCAAAGTTGTGTTTAAAGTAAGGCTCACCTATAAATTGATATATTTTTCTAAACTCTTGTTCGGGATTTGTAACCATATCATCATATTTTATATAGTGACACATACCTGGATAGTTGTATGAATTTTGAATTGCGTCTAACTCTTTAGCAACAGCACCATTTTTATTCATAAGCATACTTAATTTTTCTTCATCGGTATTTAGATTATATCTATTAGGAAAGGCATCAGGGTTTTTTGTATACCATTGCATATAGCTTGCAAGAACATCCATTAAATTTCTAAGTAATATAATACATTTAAAAGGTCGCTTAAAGTGTTTTTGCACTAACTGAAAATTACTTGGTGTCGTTACAGGTCCCCGGTCAATGATTACTTTTTGTGGCCAATCTTTATAAAAAGTATCGTAGACTGAATCTAATACATTATCCAAGGATCTATGATCAGGGAAATTTTGAAAGACATCAGTTTTTTTTAATAGATGTAGATCTTTCATTATCTCTAATGTTATAGAATTAGCAGTCGCAGCTATCTCAGGGTTCTGATTCATAATACTTGCAAATAAAGTATTACCCGATCTAGGTTGTGCTACTAAAAAAAATAGTTTTCTATTCTGGTTTGGCTCCGAGGTCATTAGTCAATTTCTCTTTCTTGTTATAGATCATTTCTCCTGATTTTTTAACTCTTTCTATAGTTTGTAATTGTCCTAATACATTAAAAACTTCTGGTTGACTAGAGCCTGATGTTAATGTCTCTGCTTTATTTTTCATTATTAAATGATATGAATCTAGTTGATGAGTGTTAACATCTTTGTCATCAAATGAACCATCGTTAAATTCTTTTTTAAGAGTTGACCATAATTTAATTTCTCTCATTCTATCACGAGCTACTAATTGCATATTAGCAACAGAATAAGTTTTCTCATCTATATCAATTTGAAATAATTCTTTTTTTAAAGGATCTTCTTCTGCTAATAATTTTTCTTGTAATCTTTTTATTTTAACTTCATTACGTCTAGCATCAAAAGATAAATTCATTAAATTTTCTAAAAATACATTTTGTTCTCTGACACATTGCCAATACTTTGAAGCTTTAGTTGGGTACTTAGCGTCTTGAAGAACAGACATTCTCATTTCTGTTTCAGTTCTGAACACTTGTTTTTTAGTCCAAGTATCTCTAAGCTCATTTGTTAGTTCTTTAAATTCTTGTACGTCATTAGGATCAAGCAAATTATTTAAGCTAGGAGCTTCTTTTTCTATTAGCGCATGAATATTTCTTTTTTCAGTCATTGTGTATTCCTTTCATTGAATAAGTTTAATATAACTATTTAAATTTATAAGTCAAGTTAACTTGAAGTTATGTTTGAAGTACCACTAGGGACAGTATATTCTTCTGTTGCTGTTGTTATAGGACTTGCACCTCCAAATTTAATTGTAGATGTAGATGGAGAAGAACTTGAGTACCCCATTAATTGTATTGCTGTTCCCATAGTTGCTCCTTCACTCCAAGATGTTCCATTATAATCTAATGTAATAGCTAATTGACCAGGTGAAGATCCTGGATTACCTCCAAAACCAATTGCAAGAGATGATGTGCCTGCACCACCCATACCTCTACGATTGGCAGGTAAGCTTCCTCCTGATGTCCAATTTGTGCCATCATACTCTACAGTAGTATTTGTATTAGGTTGACCACCAGCAAATAATCCAGCTGTCTGTGTTCCAGCAACTCCTTGATTTCTTCTTGCTGCGGGTAAACTAGTTACATTAGTCCAAGTAGAACCATTATATTCTGCAACAGTTGATATTTGTCTCGGACCAGGTACTTGATCGCCACCTGCAATTAATGATGCAGTTTGAATACCTGCTAATTGTCCACAAGATCCTGTGGGTGTAGCTAATGCTCCACTACTAGCCCAATTAGTTCCATCATATTCAAAAGTAGTAGTTGATGCGTAAGATGGAATTGCCGCACCTCCTGCAATTAATCCTGCAGTTTGTGTTCCACACCCTTGTGTATAAGAAAGAGAACCAGGCATTCCATTCACACTTGTCCAAGAAGAACCATTATATTCTTCTGTTGCGTTTGTAGAAGATGATCCATTAGGAGAACCACCCATTTTTAATGCTGCTGTTTGAGTTCCTGCTCCTGCAAGTTCATAAACAGCTGTATTTGCAACACCACCTGCTGACCATGCACCAGTTCCTAAAACACCTTCAACACGCAATTTGCTTGCAGAAGAATTATACCACACCTGACCATCTTCTGGATTCGAAGGATCTGCAGATAGGTATTTAATTTTTAATCCTGCAATTACGTTGTAATCTGACATTATAAATTCCTTACGGTAAAGTTATATTTCCGGGTCTACCTGGTGACATAATTTTTTGTTCATCAGTTAATGCGTCCCATTCTGTTTGTGCTCTAGTTGTTTCTGCATCTACAATAGCTTGTGCTTCTGCTTTTGATTTTGTAATACCATTTTTGCTAGCTAACCACACAGCACCTTTTTCATTATTACCAACAACCCATACATTTCCTGGGTGACCTGAAAGAAAAAAATCTAATCTATCTTGATGGGTAAAAAATCCCTTACCTGTGTTTGTAGCTGTTCCATATATAAATAGTGACATAATTTTTACTCCTTTGTTATTAATTTTATATTATAAATTTTCTTCATTATCAACTTGAAGATACAGTTTGCACTGTAGCTACTCCACTAAATTCTTCAACTGAGTCATCTCCATCTGCTCCTCCACCTACCCAACCATTTGAAACACCGGATGCATTATTATTAGCTGATGCAAATTGTTTTCTTCCTGTACTCATACTATCTGCTACTGCCCAAGATGAACCATCAAATCTTTCAACACCAACAATTCTATTATATCCTCCAATAGATAAACAATCTGCAGATGAACCAAATCCTCTATTATTTTTAACTGCTGTATTCATAGATGGTCCAGATGACCATGCTGAACCATTATATATTTCAAATCTTGTTGATGTGGTTGGAACAGGTGCTCCTGCAGCAAAAGCTGAATTTTCTGTAGGGCCACCACTTGCACCATTTGCAAACGAATCACTTAAATTACCTTCAGATGACCATGAAGAACCATTCCAAGACCTTGTTGCCTTGTTATCAGAAGGACCTACATCACTTCCATATATTAAAGCTGCCGTACTTGTTCCTGCACCACCTGCACCTTTACTGTCATAAGGTGTATTTGTAATTCCTGTCCAAGATGAACCATTAAATGTAAACGCTGAAGTGCTCTGTGATCCATTTGAAGCTAGTCCACCACCACCAATTGCAGTTGTTTGTGTACCGGCACTAAACATATTAATAGAACTTATAGGAGTAGTTGGTGAGGATGTCCATGATGAACCGTTATATTCAAATGTCGTATTTAAAAAAGTACCTAATGAAGGTCCTGTTGATCCACCAAAAACTAATCCTGCAGTTTGAGTTCCTGCTCCAGATGTATTCCATCTAACACCAGGTAAGTTTGCACCACTGGACCAAGAAAATACTTCACCAACTGTTTTAAAAGTATTGCTACTTGTATTATACCAAATCTCACCTGTACCTAAAGCTGCAGGAGGATCACTTGATACCGACCTTACATATTTTCCAGATATTTCTTTATAAGTAGTCATAATTTTAAGACGTTGTAATCGTTATGGTAGCTGAATTATTTCTAGCTCTTAATTTTTTTGTAACTGTATTAAACCAAATTTGTCCGGTAATAGGATTAGCTGGATCACCTGCGTAAGACCTAATGGCCATTCCTCTTATAGTTCTAAATATACTCATTTAACTCCTTAATTATTTTTTAGAAGCCAACCTTGAGTTCCATCTGTGAAGGCTAACGTGAAGCCGGCTCTTTCTGTTGCTACTGTTAAATCTGCTGACGCACCTTGTATCTTTTGAGAATTTCTTCCAACAGTTAAATTAGCTGTATCAAAAGTTCCTCCATAATCAACAATAGTTACTTCATCACCAATTGATGGTGAACTTGGAAGTGTTACTGTAAAAGCTCCACCTGCTGTATTTGCAAAAATACCTTGACCAGCTACTGCTGTATAACCACTTGTTTTAACTGCTTGCCAATCTGTTCCACCTGCTGCTGCATCTGCAAAAGTAGGCGGGGCTCCAGAACCTGCTGAAGTTAAAATCTGTCCTGAATTTCCTGTTGCTACTGCAACTACTGCACCACTAGCATCATAAGAAATTATGTTACCGTCTGTACCATTAGCTAATTTAGCAAGAGGTACTGTTGCATTAATTAATTGTGAACCATTAATTGTTTTGTTTGTTAAAGTATCTGTTGTAGCTTTACCAACTAATGTGTCAGTTGATGCTGGTAATGTTAGTGTAACATCTGCTGTTGAAGCAGGACCTATTAAAGTTGCTTTATTTGTACCATTGTTTGTACCTTCTAAAAATTCTACCTTACCAGCTGTTGTTGCAGTGGGACTTAAAATAGGATTTGTTAAAGTTTTATTTGTTAAAGTCTGTGTTCCAGTAAGTGTAACACCATCTGCTGGAGATAAAGGTATTTCAATAACTCCAGTGTTAGTTGCAACACCATCAAGATATACAGCTTTATATCCTTTGTCAGTTGCTGAAAAAGTAACTGTGGCTCCTGAACCAGAGATTGCTTTTAACTGTACTGTGTATGCACCTGATGTGCTGTTTTTTATAAAATAAAAAGTTTCTGCAAGAAGAGGAAATGTTACAACTTTGTTTCCTGTAATTGCTTGTGGTGATACTGCACCAAGAATAATAACTCTGTTCTGAGCGGCACCTGTTAAAGCTCCATCTGCTACTAACATATTAGTAGTGTTAGCTCCAGTACCTGCTGTATTTAAAGTTTGAATTTTGAATCCACCAAGCAGTTGTTCTGCAAGGTTTAAATTAGCGTTAGTTTTTGTTCCCCAAGTACCAGCGTTTTCGCCGGTTGCCATTAGCTCTACGCCAAGATTTGTAAATGTTGATGCCATAATTTTGTTCTCCTAATTATTCTTTAACTTATATTACTTATACGTTGAAAGTCAATAATGTTTATATACTATTAACATCACTATAACTAGCGCTTTGAGTTGCTGTTATATCACTGTAACTTGCTGATTGTGTTGCGGTAACGTCCGCATATGCTAAAATTGATACACCATCTGCACCTACAGTAGATATTAACTGTTGTCCTGTTAAAGTAACGTCTATTGAAAATACAAAACTTAATCCGCCTACAGCAGATGTCGCTTGTAATCCTGTTAAAGGAAGCCCTATTTCAGGAACCAAAGTTCCTACAGAAGATGTTGATGATACTCCTGTTAAAATTTGAGAAGTTTCTTCTGATAAAGATCCTACAGCTGAAGTTGCCTGTAATCCTGTTAAACCAACATCTAATGCATCAAGAACTATACCACCAACTGTAGATGTTGCACTTTGACCTATTAATCCAACGGTTTCTGCAGCGGG